CTTACAGGCCGATCAGTTCCGATCGATCAGCCTGTCAGGGCCCGGTACAAGGAAGTCATGAGTGCTGGTAAGTGCAGGCCTCTCGTCATTTATGACGAGACCACCGAAGTACTAGCACCCTTGCACAAGTGTCTCGACTCTCATTTGATGAAGATGTCTTGGCGCCTTGTCGGACCACCTACGGAGAAGAAGATATCATCTGCCTGTGCTTACCCTTGCCAGACCTCGGTAGATCTGGTGAGCGCCACAGACAACCTGTCACTTGATGTGACAGAGGCGATACTTGGCTCTTTGCTTCGAAAGAGTCGAATTCCAGGACCGATTCGCTTGCGAGCGTTTCAGTCACTCCGGCCATTGGTTGATTGCGCCGGAGAGGAGAAGGAAGTATCGCATGGGCAGATGATGGGGAGCTACCTCTCCTTTCCCCTCCTTTGCCTTCACTCGTATCTGGCAGCGCGTTGGGCGCTGCGCGGAGAAGAAGGCAATGTTCTCGTAAACGGTGATGACACCCTTGTGTCTTCTAACCGTTTTCTCGAAGCTTCAGATTACCCCAGCGGGTACTTGTTAAATGATCTGAAGACTATTCGATCTGGAACCGTAGCTGAGATCAACTCGACCGGGTTCCTAAGAGGCAGAGGAGGTAAGTGGCGTGAGATTCGCAACTTACGGAGAGGTGGTTTTCAAACCGATTATGCCGGGATGCAGCACGCCGCTAAGGCGGTCGCCGGCAGCGTTGCCTGGACCGATGCCTTTATTCGGTCCCGGATCGGTAAGAAATGGGGATTTCTTCCCTCCCAGCTTCGGTTGAATCCGAAGTCCTACGTAGCTTTCGAGCGAGGTAGGTCAATGTGGAACAGGAACTTCACCTGTCTACCGGAGGCACCCAACGTGCCTTCCACATTGCTTCTAGGCGTCCGTAGACGTCTAGATCCCGATGAGCAAGTAGCTCTGTTCCTGCACCAGTGGGCTACAGGTCGGGAGGGGGGGAAGAAGAGAGACGTATTTAACCCGTCGGTGGGTTCGGTACGTCGGACCTACGCGTACAAGGCTCGGAAGCCTTGGTCCCGGCTGACTTTCCTTGGAAAGCTGGCGGCTCTTAAAGTGGAGCCGGCGCGTAGGGAGGAGGAGCTACGTTTTCTACCTGTAGATTACGTAAGCATTAGAGAAGATATCGTCCTTAAGGAGCTTGCCGCCTATGGCTCCTCGATGTTTGAGGACGATTAACTTGGGAAGTGGTCCCTTGGCCAGAAATGGTATGCCTGCATACCGGTGGGGGTGAACGTGAAAACGACCTTACTCATACGCTCGTCTCTGCTCCGCAAGAGATTGTCATTTAGCCCGTGGAGGGCCTCCTGCGTTTGCGGGAGATGGCAGCCGCCGTTACAGGCTGGGGCATCCGAGGTAGGGGACGGCGATAAGCGTTTGCCAGGGTTTCTGGTTGGCGCAGTCTCGTAGTGGTTAGCGACCACTGGCTGTT